TGTCCTTGACGGATAACAAGACAGCTAACTCTCAGAAATACCAGACGGTATTGCGGGGTGGGAAGCTTTATGATAAGCTGGCCCATACCTATGAGTTTGTTCCTGGAGAGACCATCAACTGCGATGTGGTTTGGCTCTTTGACTTTGAAGACCTCCCTCAACCATTCAAGGACTACATCACGCAACGAGCCACCAGAGTATTCGCTGGACGAGCGCTTGGTTCTCAGGAGATGGTGACCTTCAATGCACAGGATGAGACCATCCTCAGATCCAACTGTCTGGCCTACGATACCAGCACCTCCGAAGTTAATATCTTTGGTCTGGAAAGTGGTCAGAATTTCTACGTCTCATACACTCCGTTCCGTACTATTGCACGCTAATGGCTGCCGTTTCTCAGAAAATACCAAACTTGATTGGTGGGGTATCGCAGCAGCCTGATGCTTTCAAGGCAGCAAATCAGCTGCGAAAATGCACAAACTACTATCCAGATCCTACCTTTGGTCTGGCTAAGCGTCCGGGTCTTCGGGGCATTCGTAAGCTTGATAATGCTGTCTCTGATGGCACTTGGTTTCCTATCTTCCGAGACGACGAAGAGAAGTACCTCATTGAGTTTACCAAGCAAGGTGTTCTGAGAATCTGGGACGCAAACAGTGGCATTCAACAGACAGTAAATACTCCAGCAGGATCGGCCACCACATACGCAACACATACCGATTCTTCAGATCTGGCCATCCTTCAGATCAACGACTACAACTTTGTATTGAACAGAACGGTTGTCGTGTTGGAGGATGCGGCAGATGTGAGCGCAGCAGTTACCCCCTATGGGTTTGTGGTGCTCAACAGTGTGGCATACGACACGAGCTACGAAGTTAAGATTGCTGGTACATCGTTTACCTACAATACCCCCACAACTTCTGGTTCTTCTCTCAGTGCCTCAACGATCATCAACGCTCTGGTCTCTGCCATCAATGCTAACCCATTGTTTGTGGCAACCGGAGTGGGCAACAGCATCCATGTTCGAAGGGCCAACAATGCTGACTTCTCTCTGGAAGCAAAGGGTGGCACAGCAGGCAATGCCATTCAGGCATACAAAGGGACTGTCAGTGTTGTTGGTGAGTTGCCGAGGCAATTCCTTAATGGATCAATTATCAAGGTTCTCGCCTCAGAGAATTCAACTGGCGATGATTACTATGTGAAGTTCATCACCAGCGATGGAAGCTCAAGTGGCACAGGTGTCTGGGAGGAAACGATTGGTCCTGGGGTGGTGAAGTCTTTTGATGAAGCCACCATGCCCCATGTAATTATTCGTGAGGCAAACGGCACATTCACCTTCCGTAAACTTGACGAGGCATCAGCACTTGCCACCCCACCTACTGCAACAGTAACGGGTGTTCCTTCTGCTGTTAGTATCCTCACTTCTGGGAACGGCAGGTATGCTGTTGGACAAAGCTTTCCAGTTTATGGTGGGACTGGTATCAACCTCCGTCTTAAAGTAACTTCGACATCCACTACCGGTGCCATCACTGGCATTAAGATCAGCCGGTCAGGTAGAGCATACACTGCCCTGGATGTTGTTACCAGTGCTGAGGGTGATACATTCCGGGTAGATACCGTCACTTCGGTAACTCAATCCGTAGATGGCATTGCATCCCAGTTCTGGCAGCCACGAGTTGTTGGAGACGCAGAAACCAACCTCATGCCCACATTTGTTGGGACAAACATTCATGGCATTTCATTTTTCAAGAATCGACTGATCTTGATGTCCAATGAAAATGTCATCTGCTCACGGGCTGGGGACTACTTCAACTTCTTTGCAAGCACGGTCATCACCATCGTTGATAGCGATCCGATTGATCTCAGTTGCGGTTCGTTGAAGCCAATTGAATTGCGTCATGCGGTTCAAATTCCTCGGGGATTGGCCCTGTTTGCCGACAATGCTCAATACATCCTGGAGACCTCAACAGAGGCATTCTCTGCTGCTACGGCTGAGATTAACTTGGTTAGTAGCTTCAGCCAGTCGCCCCGCATTTCGCCTATCGACACTGGTTCTAGTATTGTTTTCGTAGAACAAAACGATACATCCACCGGTGCGTTTGAAATGGTGATTGGTGGCCCAGGTGAGAAGCCTGCGGTTACCGAACTTACACGCGGCATTCCATCCTACATCCCCTCGGACATTCGTGATCTGAGGGTTACCACTTCTGCCAATACGTTCACCGCACTAAGCAATCGTGAACCCAAGTCCTTGTACCTCTTCCGCTTCTTTGAGGATGGAACCAAGCGACTGATGGCATCCTGGTTCAAGTGGGAAATGGCAGGCACCATCGCAATGGTGGAGTTTGAACATGATACAATGTTTGTGGTTACACAGCAGGGTAGTAATCATGTACTCAGCAAGCTCAATCTATTGACGGATACTCCTGGTGGTGCGGTGCTCTTTGAGGACAAGTACATCGATCTGCGCCTTGATCTTTTCGATTACAATCCCACCAAGGTTTACTTTGCTGGAACAGACGAGACCCATATCTGCTTTAAGGATGGATTCAATGATTCCACCCTTCAGCCTGTTCTGGTATCCTTGGATCCGTTGGAGCCTGGTGTTGTTCTTGAGCTTCCTCTGGAGACAGATCTGGCACAGCCTGTTGGTCAACGGTACTTTGTGACGGTTGAGGAAAATCAAACAACCAAGAAATTCGCTCTTGGGTACAAGTATGAAGCCTCCGCTATTCTGCCTGCCTTCTACTTCTTGGTGAGTGAGGGACGAAAGGATACACTCAACATCCCCACAATCAACCGACTATCAATCGATAGCTATGATTCTGGTCCGTACATCGTTAAGGTGCGGGCAGATGGTAGAGCAGAATTCTCCATCAATCTTCCCCAAATTGTGGGCAACCTTTACCTGGCCAATGCCATTCCAGTTCTAAGGAATGCAAGGAATACCGTTCCTGTTCTTGCCAAAGGCGATCAGGTGGAGGTAGAGTTGGTGGCGGATAGCCCCTTCCCCACGGCACTTACGTCGATCACCTGGGAAGGCACCTACAACAACAAAGGAATCCCCCTTAAGTAGTAATGGGCGTTCTCACCAAACTCATTGATAAAGCGCGGCCATTCGACGTTGAGTGGGTGGCCGCCCATCTTCAGCCAGCAGATCGCAGAGAACTAGAGGGCCTTGGCATTACTGATATGCGAATGGCCCTTCTTCATGCTCTTGATGTCGAAGAGGATCCAATTTGTTTTTGGAATCCAGCTGGCATGATATGTGGGATGGCTGGGGTATCCAGAACAGATGCCCATAGCGGAGCCATCTGGATGTTAACCACACCCTATGTCCGCCAGTACCCAAAACTCTTTTTTAAGGAGGCAAGAAAATGGGTCGATCAACAAACCTCCTACCTGATGCTTCACAACATTGCTGATCCACGAAATGAGATGCACATGAAACTGCTTCACATGCTTGGATTCAAGCGGTTGGCATATCGAAGTGTTGGTCCCAACAATCTAACCTATGTAGAATTTGCTAAGTTAATGCCATGTGCGTAGATCCTGGAACACTAGCTGTTGTAACCGCGATTGGCTCCTTTGCTAGTGGAGCTATTGGCTCAATCGCTTCCTATCAGCAACAGCAACAGCAAGCAGATTATGCGAATGCTGTTGCCCAACAACAATATCAGGCTCAGCTGACAGCCTACAACCAATCCGAAAGAAGCTATGAAGCGCAAATGCGTCTCAATGCTGAGGCCGCCAATCGGGCCTATACTTCGGAACAGAGCAAGCTTCAAGCTGAGTATGTCCAAGCAGCCCAGAAGGCCCAGGAACGCACCATTCAAAGTCTTCAGCAGCAGGGGCTTGTGATGGCCACCGGACGCTCTGGACAGTCAATTGGGCTACTGCTGGCGGATGCTGAAAGGACAGCTGATCGTGATATGGCAGTGCTGGGTCAGAACCTTGCGTATGCTAATCAGGATTACTGGATTGGTGCTGAAAGCATCTATAATCAGCAGGAGACTGCAAACAATATGGCAGCTTCTCAGCGCACCCTCAAGCCTTCCTCTCCAATTGCTATGCCGGGTCCTAGCGGTATTGGATTGGTAGCGGGACTTGGATCTGCTGCTATTGGCGGGATAAGCACTTGGAATGAATTGAAGCCAAAACCGGCTTATAATCCTCTTCCTGATAACCCTAATAAACCCGATACTAAACCTCCTAGATAAGGCTAATGGCTAGAATTTATGAATCAACTCCTGGACAAATTCAGCTAACTGGGCCACAGCGAGTTGCGGGGTTTAATCCAGTCCAAGCATTTGATCCTAGTTCCCAGTTCCTACGGGAAACACAGCGGCGCACCGAACAGTCCAATGCTGTTGCGGAGACTGTCCTCCAAAACAATAAACAAGACCTGGAGGCATTGACAGCCTTTTCTGAGACTCTCAACAAGGTCATGCTTGAAGAGACGAAAGGTCGCATTGAGAAGGACATCAAACTGGGAATTGCACGAGTACTTAATGGTGATGTTACGGTCAATCCAAACGTTGCGGATAAGTACAAGCAGGAAAAGCAACAGTTTGAAGTAGCTGCTGATCAAGAACGTCAGACTGCCAATCAACTGACTGCGGTAAACCCAGGACTTGGTGAAACCTATCGCCAAGAAAACCCAACCCTCAACGCGTATCAGCGGTATGGGGAAGCGGTTGGGCGTGCTCAACTGGCTGCCACTCAGGCTGAATATGTTCTTGACACCTTTGTGCGTGATCGGGACACACAAATTCCTCTGGTTCAACCAGATGGATCCACGAGATTTATCACTCCAGCCACTGCTCAAACACAGCCAGAATTGATGGCAGTTTGGCAGGTAGGTCTTCAACGGTTTATGGAGACCGCTGGTGTTAGAGATCTCAATCCTCTAATCATTTCTGAACATCTCACTCCAACCATGCTTCGGGTACGGCAACGTATTCTCGGAGAACGGATGAAGGAGATTGTCACCAATCGAGTTGCACTTGATCAGGAACGGTTCATCGCTGGTGTTGGTGGTAAGATTAACGGCTTTGCCGATAAAACACAGGCGCAAAGTCTTGTTGCTACGGCATACAGGGACGCCTATGCTTTGACAGGCAATTGGCAGGCGGCCAACAAACTAGCCAACGATACCATCCTGACTCAGATCCAAAGGCTCGGGGCAACCAATCCGGTAGAGGCAAACACGGCTCTTGATAACTACGAAGCCTCCCTCATCAATCCAGATGATCCTAGTCTGCGGACTGTTGGTGAGCGGTTCGGCCTTGATATTGCTGAGATTCGAACCAAACTCAATAGTCAGATTGAACAGCAGGCCAAAGAGGTTGAAGAATCCGTAAGGGAAGAAATCTCTTTTATGCTCAATCAGTTCCAGGCCAACCCATCTCCTCGTTTGTTTGAGACAACGCAGGCGAAACTGGAGGAGATGCAGTCCTTGTATCCTGAGGCAACCGAAGCACTGACTAAACTGAGAACCTTTGGCAAGAACTACAATCCAAAGAATGATCAGAATGTCATTGATGCCATTGGTAAGGGCATAATTAAAAGCTCTGCCGATATTGATCGCCTTGAAGCGATTGGTCACATCAGCTCTAGTGCTGCCCAGAGTGCTAAAGCCTTGCTGCCCAGTGATGATAACGAAAAATTGCTTCCTGATCTATCGGCAATGAGAGGATATGCCCGCGATAAATTGCGGACCCTTATGAGAGCACAGGGTATCCCTGATGGTCAATTTGCCGATAAAACAGCTTCAACTGTAAATGCTGCTGTATCGCTGGCTAGAGCTGCAACTTTGGATAAGTTGGCTACAGTCAGAATGAATACGATGCAAGCGCAAAGTTTCTTTGAGCAGCAGCTAACTGAATACTTTACCCCCAATGTAGGCGGCCTCGCTCCAAGGCAAATAAATGGTCAATGGATCCTTCCAACTCCTGGAACCTTGCCTGGAATGGTTAAACCAACTCGTCGCGTTTCTGGACCTTCTGGTCTAGAGCTAGCCGAACAAGTGGCAGCCCGCCTTCCCCGCGTTGTCTCCGGACGCAGTAGTGTTCTCTTCCCACGAGAACGCCTTGAGTTGAACATGGATGTTCTTAATAACGGAGGCAAGCCATCTGCAGATTTGGAAGTCATGGCCAGGGCCAGCAACCTATCGGTTAATGAACTTCTGAAGAAACAGGCTGAATTACAGGGGATTCCGTACACCGTAACTTCTTCTAATGTTTCTGCTCAACGCTACTCAGACAACGCTAGCTACGATCCTGTTGCTGCTGCCGGGCTGGCAAATCCGAGAATTACAGGTCGCGCCAGAGAACGGCTACGACTTCGCCTTCAAAGAGCCAAAGCCGGTCAAGACCTCCAAAGTCAATCCCAAGGAGGCGCTGGTAAAGGCCTGGCTTCCCTCAGAGCCGCTCTAGGCGAACTGGAGGGTGGTCCTGGTGATGCTGGGTATGGTGGATATAACAATGGTGTTGCTGGAAGTCTAACAGACCCACAGCTGCCTAAGATGACCATCGCCCAGGTCAAGCAACGTGGCTACCTCCACAACGGAAAGTATCAATTCAAAGTCAAGACCCTAGAAGCTGCTCAACAGTTGGCAGGGATTCCAGACACAGCAGTGTTTGATAAGGCTACGCAGGATCGCCTGTTTGATGCGGTGATCACCGAGGGATTCCCCTGGAGGAAGAGACTTAACTCGTATCTGCGAGGTCAAAGCAATGATCTTCGTGGTGCTGTTGAGGATCTGACAATGGAATGGGAAGCAACTCGCAAGATTGATGCCCCACGCTACCTTCGTGCCCTTAGGCAGGAGATGGCAGGCGGCGGAAATTTTAATGGTGCCGGGCTCCAATCGTTTCGACAGCAGGTAAGTTCCATTACATTCGAACGCCCTGATGGTCAACCCGGCCTCGATGTATTTTTTGAAAATAAGCAATTCCCAGCAGTACTTCCTGGCAGAATCAAGGACATCAACTTTGAACCTGGCTATGGAAACTACGTGGTTGTGGAATCAATTGATCCAGAGACTCGTCAACCCGTTGATGTGCTCTATGCCCACCTTGCTTCTCGACCCTCCTTGGGGATTGGGACACGGGTGGTTCCTGGTCAAATCATTGGCCGACAAGGCGGTACAGGCAATGTTCGATCTGCGGATGGTACAATTGCCAGCATCGACTTCCTAGCTCCAGCCCCGGCTGGCAGCACCAGCATGACTCCGTATCGAAACTTTGATCGCCTGCGGAGGCGCATTGCTGCTCAACTTGGGAAATAAGGCCCTTGTTCCTTGCGGGGAATAGGGCCTCCCGCCCTTTTAGTCAATTCACTGTCCCTTGAGGGGGACCCTACTTCCCCAACGAACATGGCTGAATACAAAGAGATTGATGGTGTGCCGGTTCTGGATGCCGCTGCTATCACCAAACAAAATCGTGCCACAGCTGCGGCTAAAAAGAAAGCAGAGGAAGAGAAGCGTAAGCGCCAAGAAGCTGAAAAGCAGCGCGCTGCTGCCGAAAAGAAGGCCGCTCAAGAGAGACAGTTCAATGAATCTCTTGTCAATCCTCTGGAATCCGCTAAACCCTTTGGTCAGTTCATTAGCGATCCTGGTGATGTTATCACAGGAGTGGCTGATCGGATGCTTGGCACCAAAACCCAAGAGATCTATCGCAAAGGTCAAAGTCAGATCCCAGGACTTGGAGCCGCTAAGGAAGTTCTTGGCACTGTAAGACAGGCTGGTGCGGACATCATTGAGAGTCCAGTTGATCTGGTATCTCAGATCGCGTTGGATGCTACGGTTAATCTTGGAAAGCGCCCCTACGAGGATGGGTACAAAAGAGCCCTCTCGGATATTGGTATTGAAGGACCCAAGACTGGTGTTGGTCAGGCTGCTTCCAAGCTTCTCAGTATTATCGCAACGGTTATAGCTGCTCGCCGTCTGCCTGGTGGTAAGTTTGGCACCGCCCCTATCGATCCAAAACTTCAAGGCGTTGCTAAGCTTGGAGCCAAAGGCAAGAAGCTGGCACTTGAGGATCTGGTTCCTGGTGCTGTTGCTGATTTCCTGCTTACCAACGTCAAGGATGGTAACTTTTCGGATGCTGTTAAGTCGATGGTTCCCGAAGAATATCGGGATTCATTTGTGTTTGGATTGTCCACCGAACGCCTCGGTAACCCCTGGCTGAATCGAGCCAAGTCTGCTCTTGAAGGCGGCCCTCTTAACTTTGCGGGCAATGCCCTGGCGGCGATGGTTGCCGGTAGGTTTGCTGCTCAGGCAGCCAAGAAGGCCGGTAAATCAGATGCGGAAGCTCTTGCGGAGGGTGTCAATGTAGCTGCTACCAAGTCAGATGAATTGGCTAAGGAGACCGACAATCTCCAATCCAAGGAGTCTGGTGCCTGGAATGATGTTCGAGAGGAGGAACTGAATAAGCTTCTCCAGGATGAACAGAAGATTCGGGAACGGATCTCAGCAACAGATCCAGAGGATGCGGATGTACTTGAGGGCCTCAACAAGGAACTCAACGATGTGATGGATAAGCAGAAAGAAATCGATAACACGATTCTTGAAGCTGGTAATCCTGAGTCAAAGTATGAGTATTGGGAAACTCAGGGCACAGTTAAACCCGAACCAATCAATAGGGTAGCTGCCGACCAACTGGAACTGGAAACCAGCAAGATTAGCATTCATGGTGCATCCGGCAAGACCATGACGGATTCGGCCATTCGTGGTGCTGGTTACAAGGATACCTGGGTAGAACAAGCAGTTCGCAAGTACGAAAAGGATGTTGATGTTGCTGAGATTTCTCGTCTGACAGGTAAGACTGTTGATGAAGTTATCGGCAATGCGTCTCGCATCTATCGTGACTTTATGGATTCTCTTCGCCCCTACGATGAGATGGTGGCGGAAGAGGGTGAAGCTGCTCTGATTCGCAGGTTGTTTGAAGAGCAGAAGGCCACACTTACCCTCAATGAAACTGGTAGACAAGTTCCCACCAGTGAATCATTGGTAGCCATGAAGGCTATTGTTGGTGACTTCTCCAACCAAATCTATGATCTGGCTAAGCAGGCCGAAGAGGCCGATCAGGCTCAGATCTATAATTTCAACAGCTTTGATCGAGCCGTTGATAGGCTTGTGGGTGTTCTTGAATTCTACAAAGAAGGTACCAATTTCTTTGGTGGATCTCTCAACTCATTGAAGCAAAGCATCACCAAAAACGTTGAAGCGGGCGAAGCAGCAATGGCTGCCCGTGACTTCGAAATGGATGATGTTGTCACCCCACGTCGTTTGAAGAAGTGGGCACAGGAAGTCAAGGATGCGTATCGAAAGGGCGATGCGGAAGCCGTAGATAAGATGCGAGCCTTGGTTCGTGCAATGGTTCTTGCTGGTGGTGATCCATCCCAGACCGTTTCTTTTGCTAGCACTGCGATGCAGATGTTTGGCAAGAACCAGATGTCGCTCTTCTACAATAGCATTCTTTCTGGCACCAAAACCATCATCCGAAACTTCTCTGGTGTCTATCGCTTGGTTGAGGCCCCCACTAGCATGGCCATCAGCGGTGCCTGGAAGGGCGATAAGGCCACGATCAAGGCTGCCCTTGCTGGGTATAGTGCCATCACTCAAAGCACCCAGGAGGCCCTTAGGGTGGCCCTTAGGACGTGGCAAACAGGTATCCCTGCTTCCTCCACTGTTCACCGGGTGGTTCAGGATGCGGAATCTCGTACCATGCTTGAAGCCATGGAGCAGGTTGCTAAGACTCCAACAGAGAAGTTGACGGTCGCCCTCCTCAAGGCTCAGTATCGTTCTGCTGAGTTTTTGGATTTCCCTAGCCGTCTGCTGGTCAGCATGGATGATGCCTTCAAGACCATTCTTGTGCGGCAACGGATTGCAGAAATTGCAACCTATAAAGCCTATCAAGAAGGCCCCTTGGATGTGGCAGCTCGAACAAAGGCATACGTCAACGAGTATGCTAAGTATATCGATCCAAACACTGGTCAGATCAAAGATGCTGGTCTCCAAAAGTATGCGGAGATTGGCACCTATCAGAACGATCCAGGAGTGGGTCTGAATCACCTCTCGGCTGCTCTCGACAATCTTCCGTATATTGGACCTGCTGGTCGCCTTGCGATTCCATTTATTCGTACCCCAGCAAACATCTTTGCATACCAACTTGAGCATCTGCCACTGACGGCTAAGTTCTCAAAGCAGTATCAGGATGCAATGGCTTCCGGTGATCCATTGTTGATTGCTGAATACGAAGGGCGTCAGGCCGTGGGGACAATGATTGTAGCAGCTGTTGCGCCTATGGCATGGAATGAGATGTTTACGGGCAACATTCCAATTGACTCAAAGGAACGTCAGCGGTGGCAGAAGCTAGGCATTCAGGCTCGTTCTGTCAAGATTGGGGGCCAGTACATCTCGTATAATGCTCTGGAACCTCTTTCCAACATCATTGCTGCTGTTGCGGATATTATAGCGGTTTTCAAGGTAGGCGGTGCTGATCTTGGCGAACGACTTCTTGGACAAGTTGTCCTGGCTATTGCAGCAAGCTTTACCGAAAAGAGTTACTTTTCTGGTTTGGCTGCTCTTGGTGAGTTTCTAACCCCTGAAAACTGGACCTCCACTACGGCCATGAAGGGCCTCCTTAGCATGGCCAACAACCAAACACCCCTTGCTGGGGCTCGTAGGGCATTGTCGAACAGCATGAATCCATATATGCGGGAATACAGCAATGAGTTCGAACGCCTTCTGAATGTAGCTCTTCCTGGCTATGCTATGACTCGTCCAGAAGTCATTGATGTGCTTACGGGTAAACCACTCCGCAACCCAAATGGTGGGCTTTGGAATGCCAACGTCCCCTTCGAAGTGAGCCCTGAAAACAAGGATCCTGTGGCTAAATTCCTTATGGAGATTGAATTTGCCTGGAAAGACAGTCTGGATAAGGCCCCCAATGGTCGCCCCATGACTGCGGAACAGAAGCAATTCATCCGCAAGGAGATGTACCGCAACGGACTTCGCAGGGACATTGATAGCCTCCGCAAACTGGATTGGGTTAAGGAGGACCTTACCAAGTGGAAGAACCGCAACAAGGGTGCCATGAGTGACTACACTCGTGATACTCCGCTGGTCAATGATGAGGTCAAGAAGCTTTGGGATGATTCCAAGCGTCGAGCCTTTGAAAAACTAGAGCTGGAAGATGCGGTGATTGCGGAACAGAACCGTAAAATTCGTGCTGCCCAGTATCAAACCCAACAGGGCAACTACAGCCCCGATCAACCCAAGGATTTCAGCACCGCTGATGTTGAAGGGTTGAACAGAGTCTATCAGGACATCATGAACTTCAAGTAAACCATGGCTGTTACTCAGAACACCTATACGGGGAATGGGTCTACCACGATCTATTCCCTGTCCTTTTCCTACCTGGATAAGGCCGATGTCAAGGTTACGGTTAACAACGTACTCGTAACCAACTACATCTTTGCCACCGCTTCGTCCATTCAGTTCTCGACGGCCCCTTCTGCTGGGGCTGCCATTCGAATCTATCGGGACACCGATACGGATCAGACAAAGGCCACCTTTTTTGCTGGTTCGGCCATCAAGGCCAAGGATCTGAATTCTAACTTCACTCAGACCCTTTACGCCGTTCAAGAGATTGCCTTTAGGGCCCTCAACAAGATTGGGGATACCATGCAAGGTATTCTCAACATGGGTGGGTTCAGGATTACCAACCTTGGGACGCCCGCTGCTGATGCTGATGGTGCCACCAAGAAGTACGTGGATGACCGCTATGGTGATCTAGAGATTCCTGGTGTTACTCGGTGGCGGAAGACTGCTACTGCCGGTCAGACAACCTTTTCGGGCGGTGGAGACTACGGTGGGACTCTTGCCTACTCCGCCAGCAGGGAAACGGTCTATGTCAATGGTGCCCTTCAGCAGCGCAATGTAGACTATACAGCAGACAACGGAACCAGCATTGTCTTCACTCCAGCCCTTGTTCTTGGGGATGTGGTGGATGTTCACTGTGTCAATAACGCTGCTGGTATTACCACCGATCAGGCCAGTGGGGTCTATTGGGCGCAGAGTGGATCTGGTGCAACCACTAGGACTGTTGATTCCAAGCTTAAGGATGTGGTGTCCGTTAAGGACTTTGGAGCTGTAGCTGATGGCAATTTTACGTCTGGAGCAGGAGCCGACAATTCAGCCGCATTTCAGGCTGCCATCAATAGTCTTACGTCCCCACTGAATGGCGGAAGGGCGCTTTTTGTTCCAGCAGGTGTTTACAAGCTATCGTCTCAAATCACGGTCCCATCTGGTATTTCAATTATTGGCGACGGTCCATGGTCGTCTATTGTCTTCTGCCCTAATGCTTTCGCAAACACGGGTGGCTTGATTCGGCTAAATGGGGCTGGCGGTCCGCCCACGTCTATTAGCGGCCTAGGAATCCTTGCACAGACTGGAGGAGCTTCTGGTTATGGCCTTGTGTCCGTGGCAAATGGAGTATTTCTGGATTGGCTTTGGGTCAACGGATTTGGCGTTGGGATTCAACTCAGTCAAACAGACAATTTCTTGTCTAATTTTGCATCTGAGCTTAATACTACCAATGTCTACATTACTGAAACAGACGTCAATGTTGAGCACGGCACGGTTTATGGTGGTATTAACGGAATCACGGTAGCCAACTCCTCTTCTGTAGGGAATGGCCGGGTTCACATTACTGGCGTCAGAGCTACAACGTGCGCTCAAAATGGCTTCTTCATTGGTCCTGCCAAATACGTTGACATTAATGGATGCTCAGCCTCGCATGTCAACAACGGGACGCTGACTGTTTCTGGAATTAGCGTTAACACATCCAGCGATGTTTCAATCAACGGATTCAATGGATCCTTGGGTACAACCTCTACAACAAGTGTTGGCATTAAAGTGATTGCTTCCAACCGGGTAGCAATTAACGGGGGTCAGCTGCGAGGCTTTATTGACGGGGTTACAACTAATAACTCTGGAGACGTTACCATCAATGGTGTTCAAGCTACTTCTAATGGAAGAAGCGGGTTTTATCTGAACGCAGGGTCTCGCATTGTTGTCACAAATTGTATTGCTAGGTCTAACGGAACAGCAGGTGTGAGTGACTATGGCATTATCTCGGCCAACTCTGATGCCAACTCAACACATACCCTTGTCAACAATACTTGCACCGACGTATCCGGTGGAGTCCAGGACTACGGCATTGTTGCCTCGATTTCTCAGGCTACTAGCTTCACCGTCATAGATGGCAATGTCTGTCAAAACAATAACACGGCAGACATTTATCTTGAGGGGGCAAATAGTGGGAACATCAAACTTGGAAACTCCAACATCACAGGGTCAATCCTGGAAATAACGCCGCCTTCTGTTGCGTCGTCGGCAACGTTGACGCTCCCTCGTGGTGCCGACTTGGTGTCAGTCACTGGTACAACTGGTATTACATCTATTGTTGCAACTGGAAACGCCAGAAGGAGAGTGACGTTGAACTTTGCTGGAGCGTTGACTGTAACCGATGGCTCCAACCTCAAGTTGGCTGGAAACTTCACAACAACGGCTGATGATACGTTGACTTTGTATTGCGACGGAACGAACTGGATTGAAATTGCTCGCTCTATTAACTAATGACAAAAACACGAGACCTAGCCGACCTTGGTGGCGGCTTTATACAAACAGGAATTGGTGCTGTTCAGAGGACCGTTGAGGCGAAGCTAAGGGATGTTGTATCCGTAAAAGACTTTGGGGCCGTTGGAGATGGGGTTACGGATGATACGGCTGCGATTCAGGCCGCTATCAATGCTGTCAATTCCAAGGGGGGCGGAACTCTGTTTTTCCCCAATGGCGGTTACAGGTTAACGTCTACAATTACGTTGAAACCAAACGTTTCTATTATTGGAGAAACGAAAGGAGAGTGGGGGACTCCCAATACTGGCGTCTATTTCCGCAAAGCTTTTGTAACTGGTTCTGTGTTTCACTCACCAAGCAGTCAAACACTTTTGGGAATCACCTTTGAAAACTTCTGGATTCAAGGAAACAAAGGTGGAATTGGTGGAGCAAATGGAAACGGCATTTGGATTGAACTTGCCCACGATGTTATCTTTAGGAATGTATGGGTACATGAATGTCCAAGCAGTGGATTCGTCATTGGATCTGGTTCTGCATCTTATCATAACTATTTTTATAATTGCTACGCATCTTTCAATGGAGCATGTGGCTATATAATTCAGTCAGACTGGGCGCGTCTTGTTGATTGTTGGGCCGATGGTAACTTCATTGGCATCCAATTTCCAGCCACCAATGCCGGTAGTCACTCATTTATTAGTCGTTGCCACTTTGAGGAATGGGAACAGGCTGCCATTAGCATTGAAGGCAATCCTGGGATAGGCGGTGGCGGAAATCATTGCATTACTGAATGCAAGTTCTATAGCCGCCCATACAACGTTGGATGGGCAGCCCATGGAATCTTCTTCAATGGTGCAACTGGAGCAAGTGGCTGCAGTAGTAACAAGATTATCAATAATTTCTTCACTTATCAGACAACTTATGGCCCTACCAAAGTTGGAAAATACGCCATTTACTTGTTTGGTGGTGCCTGTCTAGATAACATAATTTCTGGAAACATTATCGGAAACTTTGAAAGAGGAATTAGCATCAACTCTGGCTCTATTCGCACAGCAGTTTCCAAAAATACCATTGAGAGTTGTACGCTAGCTATCAGTAATAATGCTGCGTACAGCGACATTAAAGGTAATACATTTCTTGCCAACACTGCTGACTTGTCGGATACGGGGACGTTGGCATGGATAACCGACAACAACTTTGCGGTTGCTCCGGCACTCCATTTCTCTGATTTTTGTGCCAACAACAATAGCGGCAGTATTGGCAGCTTTTCTCCTGATGTTGCCTTTGGCGGTGGCAATACCGGCATTACTTACACACAGCGTAATGGCCGCTTTGAGAAAACTGGCAAGACCGTCCACTACTGGTTTGACATCATTCTTTCCAACAAGGGTTCGTCAACAGGCACGCTTACATTAAATCTCCCTATTCCCCCAAGAGCTGGTATCTCTGCACCGGGTACGGCTTGGTTTTACCAAGGAAATACAGTTTCTGCGACCAGCTTCAGTTACGTGAACCCATCCAACGCATTGGTGTATTTCCTTGAAAGTCCAACTGCCTTTGTCAGTGACACACAGCTAACCAATACTGCCGGGTTTAGTGGGTATCTTTGCTATGAATCAGCCTAAACGGATGCCCTATTTTCTAAACTCTGTCCAATGCAATAATGGGAAACCCCAAGTCACTCAATAAGACAACCCACGTCCCTGGTCCCCCGAAGAAAACTAAGCAGGGCCAGGGACAGCATTCTTTGCCCAATCACGGGCGTAAACAATCACGAGGTCAAGGTAAATGATTACCATCTTCGGCATCAAGCTGACCTATGAGGCAGCTATCTTTTTCGGACTCTTCATTGCTTCTGAGGTTATTGGTCTCAGCAAGTATCGCTCCAACAGCGTTGTTCAGGTTCTGCTGAAAGTCGTCACCCTGCTGAAGCCCCTTCGGTCTGAGGATGAGCGTCTTCAGAAGATTAAAGATTCCTTCAAATGACCAACATCCTACTGCCAATCAGCCAATACTACCCCCAAACAGATAGTCGCACGGCTCACGCAGATAGGATGTGCTTTTCGAGCACGATGGCCATGGGTATCAAGTACCTGTGGCCTTCTTCTTTAAGCGGATCAAATGCGGACGATGATTATCTCCGCACCGTGCTTAAGTTTGGAGACACTACAAATTTTGTAGCACAAACCCAAGCTGCCAAGGAGTATAAGGTACGTGCTACCTTCCACAAAAACGGCAACCTCAGTGCCCTCCAGAAGCGGCTAGAAGAGGGTGTTCCCGTGCCTGTTGGGTTTCTCCATCATGGTACGCCTACGGCCCCTCGTGGGGGCGGCCACTGGGTTCTCCTGGTGGGTATGACGGATACTCATGGTATTTTTCACGATCCGTATGGGGAACTTGATAATGTCAACGGCGGCTATGTGAGTCGTGGAAGGGGCGGTAAACAGGTCAGCTACTCCTGGAAGAACTGGCTTCCACGTTGGGAGGTAGAGGGGCCTAATACTGGGTGGTTTATGGATCTTCGTAGGATCGAAGACGTTAAGCCTGCCCCCGCTGCGGTGCCATTCGAGAACAGCTTTAATGGTGTTAGGAAGGCTGCGGCTAGTCTTGGAGCCAAGTTTCCAGAGGTTGTAGCAGCACAGTGGGCACTTGAGTCCAGCTGGGGCGTCCACACGTCTGGAAAGAACAACTTTTTCGGCATTAAGGGCACTCCAGGCACCGCAAAACAAACATCGGAGTTCATCAATGGGAAGTGGATCACCATTTCCGATACCTTTAAGAACTACGAGACCCCTGTCGAATGTATTGATCACTTGATCACTCTTTGGTACAAGGACTACAAGGGGTACAAAGGCGTCAATCGTGCCTTGGATTGGAGGGAATGCTGCCATCTACTTCAAAAAGAGGGGTATGCAACAGATCCTACCTATCCATCCAAACTCATTCAAATCATCTTGGAGAATAACTGATGGCATCCATTACAACCAACGGCTCTACCAGTCCTGGAACTTTTGCTACCGAAGTTAGCACTACGGCATTTTATCTTGGAGCATCACGTTCCATTACTCTTGCGGCTACAAGTGTAAACCAAGCACTGACGACAACGTGTCGTTTTGTGTCAATTAAATGTGCTGGTGGTAATCACTGTCATTATACAATTGGTGTTGGGGCTCAAACTGCGACTAGTTCGTCTCATTACCTGCGTACTGGCGAACGAATTTTACTAGCAGTTCCTCCTAATGCTAATATTGCCGCTATTCAGGGTACTGGAGCAGCAACTACTTTGTATATTTCCGAACTGACTGACTGATCATGGCTACTAGCGCATTTAACAAGTTCAACAGTTTCACCGAAGCTCTTGCTGAAAAGGTCCACAATCTTGGATCTGACACCCTTGAGGTGGCCCTGACCAACACAGCTCCGGTTAGCACCAACACCCAACTGAGTAACATTACTCAGATCTCCTACACCTTCCTCAATGCTCGTACCGTTACGGTGAGTGGCAGTGCTCAAACGAGTGGGGTCTATAAGCTTACCATTGCGGACAAGACTCTTACCTCGACGGGTGGTTCTACTGGTCCGTTCCGGTATGTGGTGCTGTTCAACCAGACCGCAACCAACGACGAACTGATTGGTTGGTATGATTATGGCAGCTCTATTACGCTTGGTGATGGAGAGTCGCTGCTGCTTAACTTCGATGATGCCGCTGGTGTTCTGACGATTACCTGATACTATGACTTGCGATTTTTTTCTCATTAAGGGAAACGTTATTGAGAACATCATTTGCATTGAAAGCAAGGAACTAGCGCAGGAATTGTTTCCTGGGTACCAACTGATTGAACGCACAGACGACAACAAACAGTTCAATCCTGGAGACACAATGCCATGATTCTTCTTACTTCAACATCTGATGTAATTGAGGTTATCACTGGTTCTGCTGGTACGGTTACGGTCCATGCGTCCTACGTGGACAATGCCTCTGGAACGTTTACACCTGGCAGAACCAATACCTCCATCGTCACCGCAGCCACTACTACGGTTGTACCTGCTCCTGGTGCCAGTGTTCAGCGTAACCTGCGAACAATGGTTATTGCCAATACCAGCACAACTGTTACGAATGTCATTGATATTCAACACAACAACGGTACGACTATTTCTGAGCTGTGGAGTGGTACCCTTCTTCCTGGAGAATCGGTAGGTCTGACGCAGGAAGGCGAATTTCGTGCGTACTCGTCCGGCGGTATTCAAAAAACGGGCACCTTTGTTGGTCCTGTTGATGTCCAAGTCTTCACGTCAACCGGCACCTGGACAAAGCCAACCAGCTTCACTCCAAGGGTGATTAACCTTGAAATGTATGGTGCTGGCGGTGGAGGTGGTGGTGGAGCTAGTTTGGCCACTGCCGTTGTTGCAAAGGGTGGTGGAGGTGGTGGAGGTGGATCTTACATCAACCACACTTTCTCTGCTTCTGATGTTGGTGCCACGGTAACGGTTACTATTGGTTCATCTGGCGCTGCTGGCACTGGCGGTGGTGCTGGTGGTGCTGGTGGTGATGGAGGTATCGGTGGTAACACTACGTTTGGGTCGTTCTTCACTGCCTATGGCGGTGGGGGCGGGCGTGGCGGTGCCATCTCGGCTACTGCAACAGGCGGTGGTGGAGGTGGCGGCGTTGCCGGTGCTGGCGGTACCGGTAGTACTTCTGGCGGTACTGGTGGCCTTCCTACGGCAGCTACCAACGCAATTGGCGGCCAGGGTGTAACTGGTTCTGCTTCTGCTGCCTCTACTACGCACGTCGCAGAAGACGGCGGAGGTGGCGGTGCTGGCGAAGCAGCTACTCCAGCTGGCACTTCTAACGGTGGCGGATCCATCAATGGCGGTGGTGGTGGCGGATCAGGTGGTGGCCACACGGCTACGCCTGCTGTTCGAGAACCTGGTGCTGGTGGTCGATCCAACGTCTATACATCTGGCGGTGGCGGTGCTGCTGGCACGTCTGGTCCTGCCCCTACGGCTGGCTCGGCTGGTGCTGCCTGCTCATCCATTGGTGGTGGTGGCGGAGGAGGCGGTGGCGGATCTACCGTCCAAGCTTCTACTGCTGGTGCTTCTGGCGGTGCTGGCGGTCAAGGTGGCGGCGGCGGCGGCGGAGGTGGTGTCGGCATGAACCCCGGTCTCGGTGGTGCTGGTGGTGCTGGTGGCACTGGTTGGTGTATCGTTTACTCCTGGTAAGGGGAGGAACGATGAGTGCCGATTTTACCAGTATGGTTTGATGATCCGTTAGAAGACTATAGTCCGATAGGGCAGTGGTTCGACGAGCAGTTCGATGTCGCTGCTGGTCCAACTGTTTATCCACTAGATGTTACAACTGGATCCTTTACGGTTGGCTCGTCCACCCTTTCCAGTAACCTATTTTTCATCCTTAATGGCCTCAATACTTCCTACAATCTTGGTAGCAGCAGTACATCGCTACTATTGACACGGCGTATTGACGGTTCAGTGCTGAATTTGTCTCTATTCCAGATACCTGCCGAGGTTATTCGCAGGTTCCCACTGAATCTCCAGCCTTCAACCTTCAACCTTCAGGGCACAGGTCTAGATTATTTCGCTACCAGGACACTCAACGCCGGTAGCTTGGAATTGTTGGTATATGTTCAAACAAGGGACATTGTTTACCGCCCAAATCGACAACCATTTGTGCCCACACCGGTCCCTAGAGGTCGAAATGAGTGGATTTTGGGCAAATTTACATCAGGAGGAAAGGGCTCCTTTAGAGTATGACACGCGCAACCGAAGATCAGTTCAACGAACTGCATGGATTGGTCACTAACGAGCTGATCAGCCGAATCAAAGGGGGCCTTGCAACGACGCAGGACCTCAAAGCAGCCGCCGATTGGCTGTCCAAGAACAACATTACTGGATTGGCTACGATGGGTTCTCCCCTGTCGGCACTTTTTGATTCCCTAGAATTGGAAATGGAGGACCTCGAACGTGCAATCCGGTAACAATGGAGATGGTCTCCAAGAAACAATTCGAAATCTGATTGCCACAGCGGCCCTTGGGTTGTTTGGATGGCATCTCGTGACCCTCCACAATATCGCTAAGTCGGTGGATGTGTTGGTCAATCGAGCCGACGCAGCCAACCAACGCTTGGAACGCCTGGAAAACTACGTCTTTGTAGAAGATGGCCCCAGCAAAAAGTAAGTCCGCCAAGTATTACGCAGCCAATCCTGAGGCAGCAGCTAAGAAGGCGGCCTATCAACGAAAACTGAATAAGAAACCTTCCGTCAAAAATGCCTCGGAGGAGCGGTGGACGGAACGACGGAAGCGAGGAATTGCTGGGAAGGGTGGCAAAGACCTCTCCCACACAAGAGACGGGCGTATGGTTCTCGAAAGCCCAAAACGGAACCGCGCCCGGAATGGACACAACGGCAAATCCACTAAGAAGTAACCCACACAGGATCAATGATTCTGGAAGCCCCTTCTGACTACCTCTTCCACCTAAAAGCCATGACTAGCGCAGAGGCAAAACGTCAATGGAGATCAGCCATTAAGGATCATTGGGATAACCAATGTGTCTACTGTGGCTCTTCTGACAATTTGACGCTAGATCATGTCCATCCAAAGACCCACGGCGGGCACGACACCCTAAAAAATGTTGTGCCTGCTTGCCGCAGTTGTAACCAGTCTAAAGGTTCGAACCACTGGTTAGCGTGGTGGGTCGGTCAAGACTTCTTTGACCACAAAAACTTCTCCAGGGTTCTGTCCTGGACTACCGGTTAGTACTAACTTAATTCTTTTTAGGTAAATCAAATGGCTACTCTTCCCGCAGGCGGTTCCAGCTACGGCAACATCTCGACGGCTCCTGGTCGTCAGAGCGAGGACGAACTCAAGAACCGGACGCACACCACTGTTAACGTGTCGGGTGGTGTGACCACGACGACCACCGTTCCCGCTACCTTCGCTACCACCGCCACGACCGTTGCTGTTAACGGTACCGTTGCTGCCTGTAAGACCGCAATCCGTACTGTTCGTCGGACCGATCGTATTCCCTCCTCGAACAACGCAAACAAGACCGGTCGTGTAACCCGCGTTGATGTGGTTCAGGGCCGCATCCTGACCCTCAACACCCTTGTTGGTGGTACGCTTTACACCAACGGCACCTATAACGGTGTGGCCCTGACGGGTGGTACGGGTACTGGCGCAACCGCAAACATCGTTGTGTCGGGTGGTGCCGTGACGACTGTAACCCTCGTCAGCGGTGGCTCTGGCTACGACGTGACCGAAATCCTGAGCGCAGCAGCTGCTACTATTGGTGGCACCGGCTCTGGCTTCTCCATCCGCGTGGCAACCACCACCGGCCCCATCAACGCCTGAGGTATTTCTTAAAATGGCAAAAGTTACTTCTTCTAAAAATCGCTCCACCCGCCGCGCCAGCAAGCCCCCAACCACGGGTCAGAATCCTGGCCGAGCCAATCGCCAGTCCATCAGTCAGGCAAAGGTTACCACCTCTCAGCAGCGCAGTAACCGCATGAAGGCCAGCACCGCAAATGTCACCTCTGCCTCTAATGGTAAGCCTAGCGGTGCTGGCTCTGCAAAGGTCACGACTGGACAAGGCAAGGCGCCTGGCACCCTGTCTTCCAGCGCCCAGGCCAAGGCCGAAGCACGAGGCAAGCAGGCCGTAAAGGATGCTCAGGTTAAGCGCAGTGCCCGTTCCGCCATGAAGAGCATGGAGGGCACGCTGAAGGCTGCTCGTACCGCCCGTAATGTTGCCAGCGCTGTTACTGGTGCCAGCCGTGGTGGTGCAGCTGCTGCGGGTCTTCAGGCCTACAATACTGGTGACTCCACCCTCAAGGCTGCCCTCAAGCGGGGCGACTATAAGCCCAAGCAGGGTCCCACCCAAAAGACCACCACAGCTTCCTTCAACAAGAAGTCCTTTAATGAGGCATTCAAGGCTGCTCGTAGTTCCGGCGCCAAAGAATTTAGCTGGCGTGGTAAGCGCTACAATACCAAGAAGAAGGGAGAGTGATCATGCCCCTTTCTCGTGGATCTTCAAAGAAGACGGTCTCCAAAAACATCTCCAAGATGGTAAAGGAGGGTCGTCCCCAAAAGCAGGCCATTGCGATTGCCCTTTCCAAAGCTGGGAAGAGCCAGAAGCGTAAATAGCCACCATCGGGGTCTAGGAGCTTCTCCTTGGCCCCTTTATCCCCTTACAAATACATTCTATCGTGGATCAAAAAACAGCGGCCTTAGAAGAGCGTCTACGGGCTAGTTTCCCTTTGTTCCTGTCTCTTGTATGGAAGTCGCTAGACCTGCCTCGTCCAACAAGAGCACAGATCGCCATTGCGGATTATCTTCAAGGCGGCCCAAAGCGTCTCCAGATCCAAGCATTTCGGGGACTAGGAAAGAGCTGGATTGCTGCTGCCTTTACCCTGTGGATCCTGTTTCGGGACCGCGACAAGAAGATCATGGTGGTGTCGGCCAGCAAGCAACGTGCCGACGACTTTACCATCTTCTGCCAAAAGTGCCTCATTGAAATCCCCTGGCTCAACCACCTGACCCCACAGGACGATGATCAGCGGTGGAGCCGCGTGTCCTTTGATGTTCGTGGGTGTCGGCCTGCTCAGTCTCCATCCGTTAAATCGGTTGGTATTACTGGCCAGCTTACCGGTTCTCGTGCTGACCTGATCATCTTTGATGACGTGGAAGTCCCAAGCAACTCCGCTACCGACCTTATGCGAGAGAAGCTGCTTCAGCTCGTGACGGAGGGTGAGTCCGTGCTGACCCCCAAGCAGGACAGCCGTATCGTGTTTCTTGGAACACCACAGACTACTTTTACCATTTACCGGACTCTGCGGGAACGCAACTACCAACCAATGGTCTGGCCTGCTCGCTATCCAAAGTCCCTTGTCGGATACGAGGACGTGCTGGCCAAGGACCTCCAAGACGACATCAACCGCGAGGGCCTGGACAAACTTTCCTGGACTCCAACGGACACTCGCTTTTCGGAAATCAACCTTCTGGAGCGGGAACAAAGCATGAGCCGAAGCAACTTTATGCTTCAGTTTATGCTGGATACCAGCCTGAGTGACGCCCTCAAGTTCCCCCTAAAGCTGTCGGACTTTTCGGTTCTGCCGCTGGATTCCCAAAAGGGACCATCGGATGTGATCTGGGGTTCTGACAAGGAGACCCTTCTCGATCTTCCCGCCGTTGCCCTTCCCGGTGATCGGTGGCATAGGCCAAAGGCTGTCTCAGAATACATCCCCTGGAACGACACCATCACGGCAGTGGACCCATCCGGTAGGGGCAAGGACGAAACCGTCTCCATCATCCTGTCACAGATCAACGGCTACCTCTTCATCCGAGACATCTTTGCTACACAGGATGGGTACTCGGATGCTACCCTAAGGGAGATCCTTAGACGCAGCCGCCAATACGGCAGTAAAATGTGTCTCATCGAATCCAACTTTGGTGACGGGGCGGTGATGGAGTTGATGAAGAAACACGCCCAAGAAATGAAGGTTGGGATGGCGTTTGAGGAGTCACGCGCCACCACAAGAAAGGAAGACCGCATCATCGATACCCTGGAGCCGGTCCTTAATCAGCATCGACTGATCATTGACCAACGCCTCATCGATTGGGACTACCGCAGCAACCCCGAACAGGCACCCGAAGAACGCCTTCCCAGGATGTTGATGTACCAGCTGACCCGCATGTGTCGGGAAAAGGGGGCCGTCCGCCACGACGACAGGATTGACGCACTTGCCCTTGGGGTTAAACACTTTCAAGATGTCCTTGCTATCTCCGCAAAGGAGGCCCATATCCAAAACAAACGACACGAATGGAACACCATGATTGACGCCTTTTTGGAGCAGCCGACCCTTGCTACCGACATGCTCGTTGCCGGAAAGAGCTTTTCTGACCTCTCCACGGATGATATTCTCGTGGACTCCAATGTCTATTCCTGGACCTAGAAAGGAGACCACCAACCCAAAAAAGACACATCGATTAACCCCGGTTTACCCCGGTTTCCCAAAAAAGGTGCTTGCTTCTAGGGGGGAAAGAGGGGGGTACCTCTGAGGAAGCCGCGCAAGCGGCGCCCCGAAGACCAAGGAAGACCCCCGATAGGGGGACTGACGCGGAGCAGACCCCCACCCCAACCCCCATTACTGTCCATTGTATTTATAGTTGAACACTATGACTAGACTCAGCAGAACAAGAGTCTCCGGAGCGGAGCGGAGGAGAGTCGCAGTTCTTCGGACACTGAGTCGCAATCATAGTTGAGCTATAATAGCCCCACCATCCCCCAACAGTAGCAACAGCAGTAATAACAACTATATTAGTCATAATAGTCATAGTATCCATCCCTCCTCCAATAAATGCCTCAAACAAAGCTCATCTGGATTACACCGGATGCTGAGTCCATTATTACCTACTGTGCTCGGGTATCCAACCCAAAGAACCAAGAAGCCAATGCCAACCCAGAACGGTTGATCGACTACTTGGTTAAGCATAAGCACTGGAGTCCCTTTGAAATAGCGAGTGCCTGCTTTGAGGTGAACACGACCCGTGACATCTCGGCACAGATCCTCCGTCATAGGTCGTTCTCCTTCCAGGAGTTCTCGCAGCGGTATGCGGAAGTTCAACTGAGGCCAGAACTTCCCGAAATGCGGAGGCAAGACACCAAGAACCGCCAGAACAGCTTTGATGACCTACCTCTTGAAGTGTTGGCTGAGTGCGACAAACTAATCGGTCAGGCCTTTGTGACCAGCTATCGAGCGTACGATCGCCTCCTTAAACTTGGTGTGGCAAAGGAGTGTGCCAGAAAGGTCCTGCCCATGAACAGTCCTACTCGCCTTTATATGTCTGGGACAATCCGCTCGTGGATCCATTACCTTTCGGTGCGTACGGGCGTGGAAACACAACTGGAACATCGACAGATCGCTCAAGAGATTAACACCATTCTCATTAACCATCTTCCCTCGTTGACCAATGTCTTTAACTCTTTCTCAGGCCAAGCGTGTGGTGGCTGTGGCTCCCATTGATTCGTACTACTACCACGAAGCTCTGCGTGTTCTTCAGGTGGCTGGGTATTATGGCACGCCTGCGCCAGTAACCGTGGATAAGGCTGAGAGGCCTCTGGAAGGTCCAGGAGCACCCCTCTGACTCCCCGCAGGTGTCGTTGCACCTACGGCTCCTCAGAGGGCCTTTCCTGGGGCTTATACATGCCACCCGTAGATTTTGGTAGAAATTTGTGAAGTCCTTACGCTTGTTGTCGGCCCCGGTTCTCCCCCCGGTGGGGTAGTCGGCCTGGTGTGTCCAGTTTCCGTGTCCAAACCGGGCCCTGGCCAGCCGAGAACCGTTGCGGCGCAGTGGGTTTGGGGCGTTGCGTATCTGCGGAAGGGACAGGTACGCATGGGTGGACATGGGTGACAGGTAACGCGCGTGTGGGCGTGTGCGGGCGCGTACCTGTGCGCGTGTTCTCATGTATTATCAAAAAATCTGTACGATTCTCAATAAGCCCTCCTTGTTGAGAATGTTAAGATATCTTGAGCAGGATGCATTGATGGGCAGGGCTGTGGTTAGGATGGCGTCAGTTCACACCCAAACCAATGAACACCTCAACCTTCGCCCGCAACATCACCACTTCTTTCCCTTTCATTGACTGGTTGGTCGCCTCTGCCCGCCTGAGCGATCTGCGCTGGCAGGATGACGAGACCGGTGTCTGGGTCCAACGTGTCCCTAGCGATGAGATTTTCGATAACGCCTCTGAAGCTCTGGCTGATGCATGGTCCGATCTGAACTGGTCTGAACAAAAGTATGTGATCAGCGCTGCTGCCGATCAGCTGGCTGAGATTGAAACCCTCAGCAGTGAGGCATCCTCCCTGATCCGTGATAGGATCTGAACCGACACGGGCGGCCGTCTAAAAAGCCGCCCACACACACACACACACACACCACACCCCCCCATCATGAACTACCTCACCTACGAAGACTCAGTGTTGGCCGCTGCTGACCCTGACACCGGCAATCTCAGCCACAAAGATGCTGAACGTCTCCTGGCTGATCATTCCTTCACACTTGACGACGTCTACGAGGACAACCACGGCGTGAGCTGGGTTGCACTTGATGAGCGCAACGCTGAGGCCCTGCTAGCCTGGCTTGGCTACTGATCACAGCACGACAACCACACCAACCACGGCAACCACCATGACACGGGTCAAACCACGCGCCAACTCTCGCCACATCATCGGGATGCTCGGGCTAGCCTCAGCTGCCGACATCGCACAAGGTTGCAGCTGGTATCAACGCGCCTATGACATCTCGGTTAGCTTTATCCACGCATACGATGGGCTAACACTTGGGCAGGCCATTGGGGTGATAGCAGCACTCAGCCCAAACAATAAATGGGTGCGTAATGTTGCTGATGCTGAGGCTATGATCAAACTCTGGCACGCTGGGGTTGATCCTAGAACTGTAAAGGTTTGCACCTACAACACCAATAAAGACAAGGCAGCTCGCATTCTTGAGCTGGAATCATCAGACGATGAGACCATCCAGGAAATTCTATCGGGTCAAAAAGTAGTCGCCTTCTACCGCTGCATCGCAGGCTACCGGGACACGGTGTGTGTTGACGGTCACGCGTTCGCCATCTTTATGGGTGAGCGCATCCCTACAACGCAAACTCCTAGCATCGGCAAGGCACTCTATGCTGCCATCACCCGCTCCTACATCCTCGCTAGTGAGCGATCCTTTGAAGCCTGCGGCCACCACCTAACACCGGCTCAGGTTCAAGCTGTCACTTGGGTTACCTATCGGAGGCTTTTAGGGTATGACAATTGAGCGTAAGTATTATGTGACGACCGGCACCCGTACCATGCGGGGAGGTTGGCGGGTGAATGAGGGCAGGGTAATCTACGCTGCCGACTATTCACAAGCCTATCGCATTGCCACCAGATCATGTTATCGTAGCGAACAAGTTATTACCCTTGAGGAGATCCCGAACCATGACTGATTGTTCTACACTGTCTGCTGCGTGGCAGGCTGGCCAGCACACCACACCAACCACGGAGGAGCGAAACGCCTTTAGGCTCTGGCTTCTGTCTGAGTTCGGCAAGATGCGAGCATCAGGGATTGAACCACTGTTTGTCACCCGTGAGGTTCCAATCGGCGAGGCAATGGCGGCACTCGATAGGGTAGTGTTGCCGGGTGAGACTCGCTGGCTTCCGGTATCTCGCCTCAACAATGAGCCGAACCCTGATCTTATGTCGACACAACAGAACCTTATGTTCAGGGCAGTTCACGACTGGACCCATTGGAAGTTAGGCGCTGATGCTACATTTGAGGGTGAGTTTGCGG